TTTTCCTGCGGGCAGTCGGCCCGGACGAGATCATCAATCATGTCACTCAGCATACACCAGCCTCCGCTCTCGTGATAGTCCCGCTCGTCCATGCCCCGGTGCGAATGCCAATGCTGGGCAGGCGGGCCAGCAGGGCCTTTTTCATGCTATCAAGGTATCCCCGGTAGCGCCGCTTCTGAAGGCCGGCCATCCATGCGCTCTCACAGTCGGAATAGCCGTCTTTCTGGACAAGCTCGACGGCCAGTGACCACTCGTTATCCTCCACGCAGATGTAAAACAGCTCGTTTTCGAGGATGACCCGGCGCTCATTGCCGAGCCAGACGTTTGAGTTGGCCGCAGGCTGGAAGCTGGGACAGAGCTTCCGCAGTTCGGCGCAAAAGCATTCGAGAACGTCTTCTTCCTCGTAACTGCTCCCGACCTCATCAAGAAGCCATTCACCGCTCGAAAAGTCTTCACAGCTGAGGTCGCGCTGTAAGCTGGTTTCCTCCTCTTTGGCGTAGGGGTCATTCCTGCGGTAGACCCGCAGATCATCGTTGTCGATGTAGAACAAGCCCTCATACGAGCCGGTCACACAAACATTGCCACGTCCCATATCACTCACCTCCATCAGTCACTCCAGCAAACGGCATTGGCTTCTTCGGGCCGCTGCCATTCAGGTTCTTCTTCAATGCCCCGGTCATCAGGCGGCTCCGTTACTCCGCCGAACCGGTCAAGCCGGCCGGAGCAATCATACATCGGATTCATCGCTGTTCTCCTTCAGGTAGCAGTGGTCAACGACCCAGCCGCCCTTGTTGCCGAAGTCCTTCATGTACCAGTCGAGGCGAACCATCTGGTCGGTGCCATCCAAGCAGGAACCGAACAGGCTGGTGGAGCAGCAGCTCGACCGGAAAGCCTTGTTGTCGCTGCTGACCTCATAGGTGCGGCTGCGCAGCGGGTAATGCCGGTCAGGCCAGTTGCTCTCAGCAAATACGATGCAGGCGCTCACCGGCTTTGCAAGCTGGGTCTTGTTGCGCTCAACGAGCAGGTCCCGCAGTTCGGGATAGGTCATGTTCTGGTTATCCATAGCTGATACCTACATCAGAGAACAAAGCAGATAACGAGCAGGGTGACGGCAAAGGCTGCTGCGCCGATGGCAACGGCGTTCAGCACGTTGTTGAAGCGCTCCCGGTCGGCATCCTTCTGGCGGCGGGCTGCGCGGCTCCGTTGCTGTGCGGGGCTGTTCAGCATCCGCAGGAAGCAGTTCGGGTCGTTCTCCCACTCACGAGCAACGGTTATGTTCTTGTTTTCCATAGCTAAATCCTCCAAAATATCATGTATCTGCGGGTGGCTCCCGCGACGCCCAGCAGGGCGTTTCGGCCGGTGCCAGCGGCCATCATCAGACGGGTTATGCGTTGAGGTAGATTGCAAGAGAAGTCAGCGCACTCTCCATACCGAAGCCGTAGCGGCATTCCGCCGGTTCATCGGAGTTCTCCATCTTGCGTGCCTGCTTCAGGACAGCGTTCATTGCTTCTTCCAGTTCCTTTGCGGTGATGGTCTCTTTCATAGTTCAGTCCTCCTTGTTGGTGTACTCGTCGGTGTCACGGCTGGATTCGCCCTGGAGGAACACCCGATGCTTGCCCTTGTCGTCCCTGACCCAGTCACCGCCCAGAGCGGTGAGGGTGAAGATCATCCCTTGGTACTGACCCTCGGCGCACACCCGGGTCGGCTCCGGCAGGTCCTCCCGGTGCATGACGCACCACTGAGAGTCCATACTGAACGCCAGCATCCCCAGATGGCCGCGCAGTTCCTTCATTTCCAAGTTTTTCATTTCTGTGTCCTCCGTTCATCTTACCGTTTTGGTATGTTTTTCTGTATCTTCATTCTAACTTACCCACCACTGGTGTCAAACGAAAAATGAAGATTTACCGAAAAAATTTACGGAGTACATCTGGGAGTTTACCGGCGTTCAGTAGACCATGCCTTCCGGGTCGATGATGGCGCATTCCTTACCGTGAACGTAGTAGGCGTTGCCGCCCTCATCCACCCAGACCCGGCAATAGCCAGACAGCCCAATTTCCGAGCTGTTGGCTATGCCGTCCCACTCTGGCTTGCGGGTCAGCTCGCCGACTACCGCAAAGCCAATGTCCGCTGCATACTGACGGGCAATGCTCTCAGTAGCAGGCATGAGCGGTGTTCCTGATGGCATGGACCATCATCGTGATGGCCTCTGCCAGCGGAGTGTTCAGGTACGGCAACTCCTTGTCCTCCACGATCTCGGAGTTCATGGTTTCGCCATGCTCGTTCTTTGCCGTAATCCAGCAGCCATCATCGGTGTTCTCCAGCACGATGCTGAAGTACGGTTCCTTCTGGCCGCAATACTCCAGATATTCCCAGAAGATGCGGGCCTTTTCCTTGCCCACGGACTTGACCGACCAGCGCCAGTTTTCGTCGTTCTGGTTGGCCTCGGAAACCAACTGGCTAATCAGTTCCTTGTGTTCACGCAGATCATACATCGTTTATTCCTCCTTCAGCAGCCGCTCAATCAGCGGTTCCAACACGGACGGCCGACTTTCTTCTCGCGGCTCTCCATCGCCCGTAATAAGGCAGGTCGGCATGGTGTCGATACCACGCGTGAGCCGACGAATGGTGACGGTGCGCTGCTTGCACTGGAACTGCACGAAGTTCCCGCATTCGCCAAACCGCAGGTAATCGTAAATTTGCTCGACTGTGTAGGTAGCCATGTTACTCAACCTCTTGACTTTCCCCTGCCATACTGATAAAATCGAAACGAGATGGGGCAGGTCCCATCCCGTTCCGACCGGCTAGGTTCCCACGTTGCTGTCAAACTTTGTGGGGGGACCTAGCCTTTACTGTTTCTTAGGCTCCTCGGTCTGCGGGTCGAGGACTCCGGCAATGCACTTGATACACTGCGTCGCTTCCTCGTCCGTATGACCGTGAGCTTTCAGCCAGTCGATCAGACGAGAGGCTTCCAGAGCTGTCATACTGCACTCACCTTTCATTTTGCTACACCTCCTGCTCGTGCTTCCAACTTACCAGCCGGATGCCGGCAATTGTAGATAACTTACCTTTTTGGTAATTTATCTTAGTATCATTATAACTTACCCAACTGGTAAGTCAATCTGTTTTTTAATTTTTTCAAAATATTTTTTATATCCACTGGCTATTTGATGCCGAGCCGCTGGGAGCCTCTGAAAAGCCTCTGGATTTACGTTTTGGTTACGGGTAAGAGTGTATTGGAAAATGTCTGGAACTTTCTGAGAAGGATTTGTCAAAAGTACATAACGAAATTTGGCTATTTTGAGAATTGATTTTTCTGGTGGAGCTGTTCCATCGGAATTTCCGTGCAAACAAAAAAATCCCCCTGCACCAGCCTTTTTACGGGTCATGGTACAGGGGGATTATCATTTTACGCTGACTTTTCGCTGACTCAGCCCAGATTCAGCGTATTCTGGACAGCGGCCTGCTTGGCGGCGACGTGGTTGGCGTCGATCTGGGCCTCAATACGATTTTCGAGGTACTTGGTCGTATCGCCGAAGTTGCTCTTGATGTAGTCCTGCGCGTCGCTGCTCATGCTTTTCAGGGCGGCAGACACGGCCCGCATGAGAGCTTCTTTCTGCTCGGCCTCATTGAACGTCCCGGCGGCTTTGAGGTCGTTGACGTAGGTCTGGTTCATCGCGGCCACGGCATTGGCAACGGCATCGCCGATTTCCCGGACGAGCCGCTGCACCTTGATGTTCTGAGTCTGGGCGTTGATTGCATCAACGGCAACTGCAATGCCTTTCTTGATGCAGGCGGTCACGATGGGAACGCAGACCAGCAGGGCAACGTACAGCAGACTTCTCGTAAACTCATTCATATTCGGTTACTCCTTTCATTCAGTGAACCTGATTCTTCAGGCTGTTCATCCGCTTATCACCTTCGATGGCGGCAGCGGTAAAGCTGTTGTTCTTCCACCAAGCAGCGACGCTGGCGGCAATGGTCAGGCCGGTGGTCACGAACTGCTCGACCTCCGAGCTTTCGATGGGCAGCAGGGGCTTCCCGGCGGTACTGGAAACCTGATTTGCCAGAGCAAACGCCAGAGCGGCCGTACGAGCCAGCGTAGCGATGGACACTTTGCTATTCGTCATAGGTCTTATCTCCTCTCACAGGTACTTATCAGCGCCAGACAGCGCCTTCCACGATGCAGGGCCGCAGATTCCGTCCACGGTCAGGCCATGCGCCTCCTGCGCCCTCATCAGGGCATTTTCCGTCCCCTCTCCGAACAGGCCATCAGCCTTCAGCTTCAGGAGCTTCTGGAGCATGATCGTCGCACTTCGGTTCGCGTCCCCAGTGCAGCCCCGGCGGATGGTGGGAAGCACGAACTTGTTGTAGGTCGTGCTGGGGTACTTTCCCGGCGTGGTGCAGAGCCACGTTGCTTTCGTGCTACGGGTGTCGGCGTGGACAAAGGCTCCACGGCTGTGCCAGTAGATGCCGATGCCGCCGAACCCCACGGCTTGAGCAAGGATGCCCAGTGCCACAGGGTTGATACTCCGATTCTCCGTCCTCCAGTCCGCTGCCATGCCGTAGCGGTGCTTGGAGTTCGGGCTTCCGCCCACGGCCTTGCTGGCGTTGTGCGTGATGCAGCGGTAGCCAGACGTGATCTTCAGCGGACGGTCTACCTTGTCCCGGAGGAGCTGGAGCTTTTCGGCCAGCTCCGTGTCAACCGACTGCTGTCCGCAGCCGCAGGGACACTCGAACTCAGACTTGGTAAAGTTCTTGGTGAGCGCGGTCTTATCCCCGCGCTGGAACGTAATGATGCTCAACTTGCACACCTCCTAAAAACCGATTTGGGTGAACACATAGCCGAGAAAAGCACCGATGATGGCCGTTACTGCATAGCCGACGGCCTTACGCCACAGCTCTCCATCGCGGCTCTCCAGAGTTTCCAGCCGTTTTCCCTGCTTTTCCTGCTCCCTGACCATGCTCTCCATACTCAGGGCCAGCTTCTCGACCGAAGTGGACAGTGCGCCCATTTTGCTTACGCTTTCCTCCAGCAAGGCGATTCGTCTGTCCTGACGGGCATTTTCCTCTTCGAGCCGACGCTTGAACTCCTCATGCTCGGCTCGCGTAATAGGCTGGTCCATCTGAACCTCCTTTCAATCGTCCTACAAAAATGAGGGGAGCCGGTTTCCCGACTCCCCCGCGATCATTCGACCTCGACTTCGAGGTCCTTCAGGATTTCCTCGACCTGCTTCCGAATCAATGCCGGAACCTGATCGAGAGTCTTCTTACCCTTCACAATGAGGGTTGCATAGATGACTGCCATGATGCCTTTCTCCTTTCTCAGCAATATTTGTAAGGCGAACTCTCGGAAGCGGCTCATGCTTTGTCCGCTGCGAGAATGGCCTTGACTTCTTCCTGCAGGCGCTCGGGCACCTGCTCGATGGTTTTCCGCCCCCGGCGGATGAGGTTTGCATAGACCTCTGCCATGATTATGCCTCCTTATCTGCGGCGGATGTGACCGCGATGAGCTGTTCGTACACGTCGCACAGCGCCATCTGGGTATTATCGAGGTTGGTTTCCAGAGAAGAAACCTTGGTTTTCAGGGCTTCATTCTCCTCCTGCAATTCCGCCATCGTTTTCTTCTTCTGCAACTTGGCTACAGAATCGACTCTTACTCTGTTCAAACCCATTACTGGAAACCTCCCTGAATCGAAGCGATATAACCGCTCTCGCCGCTTGCGCCGCGCTCTGCGGTGACGCGGAAATTGAATGCAAAGCCGTTGGCCGCAGTCTGGTTCGTGAACAAATGGTTCCGGCCATTCCGGGCCTCGGTGGTGGCGTCCTCCCATACCGGCGAACTGTCCTTGCCGTTGTTCGTGACCTCCACCTTGAACACAGCGTCGGCGGGAATCAGACCGCCGACGGTGATGGCGCAGAGCGTGATCTGGGCATCCGCCTCCATCGGCTTCGCCAGCGTGATGCTGGCGGCGGTGACGGCCTTCGTAAAGGTGAACGTCTTGGTCACGGTGGCCTTGCCATCGGTCACGGTAACGGTCATGGTGTGACTGCCGTTCGTAATTTTCTGGAAATATTCACCGGTGACGGCGAAGCTGTTGGTGGTCTTGCGGGTCGCGGTGTAGGTGCGCTTGGTCGTGCCGTCCAGCTTTTCGGTGACGGTCAGGGTGTCCCCTGCGTCCTTATCATCCACGGAGTACGAGATGGTGAAGCCGCTGGACTTGGTGCCGAGGTTGGCTGCGCTGGAGGTCGTGATGGTCGGCGTAGTGTTGTTATCGACCGTGCGCTTGGTGGACGTAGTGTAGCCGGACTGAGCATTATAGCTGTCGTACGCCTTGACACGGTACATCACGGTGGACCAGCCCTTGGTGATGGTGTCGGTGTAGGTCAGCGCGTTGCCCTTGTACACCTGCGTGTAGGCGGAGCCACCATCGGTGCTGCGCTCCAGAATGTAGCCGCTCAGGTTGCCATCGCTGTCACTGGCCGCAGTCCACGAGATCACCAGCGTGCTGCCGCCCTTGACATCATTCGGCACCGCGATGGACGGCGGCGCAGACGGGGCGTTGTTGTTGACCACCGTTACCTGCGAACTGGTGCGCCAGCCAGACTCCAGACCCTCGGTGTCGTATGCCTTGACGCGGTACATCACGGACGTGGTGCCGAAGGCGACGTTGTCCGTGGTGCTGGTGGCCGTACCCTGATAAATCCGACTCCACGACCAGCCGCCGTCGGTCGAACGCTCTACCTTGTAGCCGGCGAGATTGCTCTCAGCATCAGAGCTTTTTGCCCACGAGATCGAAATGTTCGTGCCGCCCATGATGGACGAAGGAACGGAGATGCTGCCCGGGGTAGAGGGTGCGGTGTTAGTCGAGACCGTGCCATCGTCAGACACCAAGAGAGTAGAGGGCAAAATCAGAGCGGGGCGAACACCACAGGAGTGGTAGTTCCAGCGGCCGGCGTCGTAGGAGCCCTCGGTGTTGACGGCCCA